GCCCACGTCGGCCAGATCTTCTTGGGGTGCCGGGTCGGTGATCATCCACCCAGGCAGACTGTCGAACTCCTCGCTCTCCAGCTCCTGGTTCCGGCTGCGCCAGAGATCCCCCACATGGGGGTGGTACTCGGCTAATGGCCGTTCAGCGATGCGTCTCATCGCGGGCCTCCTGACGACCCCGCTCAACAAGGCGGCGGGCTTCCTCATGATCGTCGATTGCTTCGGCCTCGAGCATCACGCGAATGCCCTGCATCTTCGCAATGATGGCCGTGTTGGGCTTGCCGTCAATGATGGCCTTCTCAAGCCGGTAGCCGGCATTGATGTACTGGGACTCGGTGTTTTTCATAATCAGAAGTTGTAGTCGTAGAACTTGACGGGTTTGTCGCTCAGGCCGAACTTGCGGCCGTGCTTGTCCTTCCAGCCCTTCTTGCCCAGGCGGATGCGGATGATGTTGTTTTCGGGGTTGCTCGTGATGTGCCACTTCTGGTCGCGCTGATTCGAGCAGTGGGCGGCAAAGCCACCAACGTGCCACTCAAGCTTGACCGACTCATCCTGCACCGCGTCCATCTCGCGGACCTCGATGGTCTTGTCGCTGATCCGGCGCACCACCTCATAAGGCGTGACGTCGCTCCAGCCGTAGTGGTTTGCGTAGCCCTCGTGGTCATCGCAGTGGCTGTACCCCTGGTCGCCAGGGCCAAAACTGTTGCCACACTGTGAGCAGCTTGTATTGTCGAATTGCATTGTGTTCTCCTGTGGGGGCCGAAGCCCCCGGTTGGTTTAGATCGGCAGGCCCAGCTCTGAGCCGTTGATGGGTTTGTTGAGTCTGTCGTAGGCCGGGAGATCCTCCGGCCACTGGAGGGCCCTCTCAAGCCACTCAAGCGCCTCTTGAGGCAGAGGCACCACGACCGTTGGGGTAACGGTCTCTTCGTTCATTTGCTGGTCACCTTGACGCTGTAGACAGCGGCGGTGGAGGTGTGCTGGGCGATCAGCTCGGCTGGAATGTTGAGGGCCTTGGCGATGGCCTTCCAGTCGACGGTCGAGCGGTTGGTCTCGACGTAGGTGGCCTTGAACAGGTCGCCCTCGAAGGACTTCTGGCCGGAGAGGCTGGCCTCTTCCTTGAGGCTGTCCTTGATGGCGTCGGCCTGCTTGGTCAGATCGGAGATCTGGGCCAGGAGAGCACCGAGGTTGTCGATGCTGTTGGTGGTGATTGCTGTGGTCATTTCGCTGTTCCTTCGCTGTTGGCTGTCTTGCACTATTGCTTGACAGTGATGGTAGTGTAACAGCAAATTACAACGCACAACAGGCATGACCAACTTTTTTCTAGGGACTTACCCTAATCCCCAAAAGTTTCCTTGTGTCGGCCAGCAGATCCGCCTCGTCGTAGCCGTAGTGCTTGGGGAATCCCTTCGTGCCAAGCCCGTGCAGGCCCGTCTTACCCCTGTGATGCTCTGGGCATAGTGGGATAGCGTCCCAGTGGCTTGCGCGTCTCCCAGCCCCCGTTCCGGCCCTTGGATGGTGTATCTCGGCAGGGGTGCCTGGGTACCCCATCCGCCGACAGACCGCGCAGCCCAGGTCAGCTACCCTGGACAGGTGCTTTTTTTCGTCTTTTGTCATCCTTGTGCCTGGGCTCGGTGATGGCCCGCTCCTCGGTGTGGAAGATGTGGTCGTTGTAGCAGAGGCGGCTGCGCCAGATCACGCCGCCCTCTGGCTTGCGGGTTTGCTTGACGTCGGTTGGCGCTCCGCACTGTGGGCACTTCATATCGTCGCTTTGCCCTCGAGCCGGTTGGTCGCCTCTATCGAGCGCCAGACCTCGACACGGGCCTGGGCCGCAATCAAGCCCCAGCGGATCTCCTCCTCGATCTGCACTGCCTCCTGCAACGCCTCAAGGTGCTTGACGTACTCAGGGTCAGAGTACGCCTCGCGCTCCTGGGCATTGACCGAAGTCTCGAGGCTGCGCTTCATGATCATCGCCTTCAAGCTCTTGCGGTACTCCTCCATGTAGATCCTTCTACCCTTTGCCTCGCCGAACTTCTTGCCGTACTTGAACATGTACTCGATGGCAAGCTCTGGATTCTTCACGTCGCTGTCACTCATTTCTCTCTCCTTCGCTGATAAAACGCTCTCTCATTTTCATCATCTGAGCGGCCATTCGGTATGACCTCTCAGCTATCAGCCGCTGATATTCGTCGCTGCCAAACAGTGACGAGTCGTTGGTCTGATTCATCATGGCAAACATCGCAAAGATGTCGATCAGTTGCGGCTCCAGTTTCATGCTTTTCCCTTGAAGAGTGCCTGCCCCGCGGCGGCCGGGAAGGCAGCCCCCCAGGCTACCACCTGCTGCACGTCCATCTTCTCCATAAACCCGTCTACAGGGCTGATGCGGTACTCGATCTTGCCGCCGTAAGTCTTGACCTTCGCAATCCCAACTGTCCCCTTTGTCGTGTTGAACCACGTCCAGTCCAGTGCAGTGCTTTCGTTCATTGTTCTCTCACTTTGATTTTCAACATTCCGCCGATGTGTTCGGCCCAATAAATTCTCAGGTCAACGATGTTGCTGTCGTCTTTCCATACACCGGCGTGGGTGCAGCCGTCCAGGGCCGCTTTGAGCAGGTTGTCCAGATCGCGCTTGCGGTTGTCCGGCCTCCAGGCTTCGATCTCCACCACCAGCTTGCCGACAAGGTTCTTCGCACCGCGCTGTATCAGCACTTGATCGGCCACCGCCTTGCGGTAAGCCCGGCCTTCAGCGCTGATGATCATGCGACCCTGGAAGGTGCGCCAGTACCGATTGACTGACGGCGGCCAGGGCAGGGTCAGGTCAACCATTTACGTTCCTCTTCGACCTTTTCATTTTGTAGTTTTGAGAGGAGGCCCAGATAGCATCACAAATTTTTTTGTGAGTCTCTTTCGTGGCCTCTAAACCCCCAATGTCTTCCTGCAAAGACAAGGCCATCCCACAAGCAAGTTGCCCAACATTTGCCAACAAAGCAAACGCCATATCTGTGCCGTACTTCTCACCTGCTTTGTTGACTTTTTTGAAAACTTGCTCGATCAACTCAGTTGACGTTTTTTCGAACAGAAAAATTTCGGCTTGATTCATTTCAATCTCCTTATTGACGCTGGCTTGGGATGCGGTTCAGAATCGCTTCTGCGGCGTTTTTCAGAGCGGTTGAGGTCTCACCCTCATCCTCCTGTGACGCAAGCTCCAGAACGAGTTCTGAGCAGGCCTGACGCTCGATCATGATGGCCTGCTTGCTGGTCTGGATGGCGATGGCCATGATCTCCCCCTTGGCCTGGGCCAGGGCCTCGTTGAACTCCTTCTCGGTGAACAGCGTCTGGCCGGTACCCTGCGCAAAAAACCGCTTTTGAAAATCACTCAACTCAACTTTGCTCATTTCCATTCTCCTTCTTGGCCTCTATTGCCTTTGTTCCATTGCTCTCGAACATCCTTCTCAAGTCTTGAGCCTGGATGTATTTCATTCCATCCCTTGTGATACTTGCCAGTGTTGTCACGGTAACCGTAGAGGAAACGGTGCGCAGCTCCACGATCTTGTATCCTTCTTCGGATGACCTCTCGAACGAGACAACGATGCCGATGCTCGTCTGCCCCTTCGCCTTCAATCAAAATGCCCCCCGGTCGTCGAACGACATCGTGATTGCAGAGTCGGATTCGAGAAATTGCTGGCTGTCCTTGTGATACCACAGGCTGTACCAGTCCTCTGCCTCCCCGTTGCGCTGCTTCTCGCACATCAGGATTGCATCTGGCTTGAGTGGGTCGGGCGTGTTCCCGTTCTGCACCTCGTGCTCCTTTTTCTTGTTGCGCCACATCAGCAGCACGTTGTCCACCTGATCGGCAATCGCACCGGTACCCTTGATGTCGGTCTTGCTGGGCATCTGCTCCTCGTTGCCGAGCTTGCGGATATGGTGGATCAAGTGGACGTGGATGTGGTGATCCCTGGCCAGGGCGGTCAACTCGTCAACAAACGCCTTCTGGGCGTTGTAGTCGTCCTCGCCGGCCACGCACTTCATGAGCGAGTCAATGAAGACATGCTGCACATCCAGCTCCATCGCACAGTACCGGGCCATCGCAATCACTTGCTGGCTTGAGGTCGTGCCCTGCTGGTCGTACAGCCACAGCCCACCGCGGCTGAAGTGGTTGAATCGCTCGAGCAGCCGACCGATGTAGACCGACTTCTCGATGTACTGCGGGAACTCGATGTTCTCACCAGCGAACTGACGCAGCATCCGGTAAATCGTGCGCTTGGGCTTCATCTCGAAGCTGGCAATGCACACCCGCTGCTTTTGCTTGATCAGGCCCATCGCTACCTGCCCGGTGATAAGGGACTTGCCTCCACCGTTGGATCCGGCGTACAGGGTCACCTCGCCTGGGCGAAACTGAAACCCGGCATGAGTCTTCGGCCAGGGCATCGTCGAACTCTGGTCACGCTCCGGCGGCTGGACAAGCTCTTGCTGCAACTCCTCGAGCCAGACCGATGCCTCATGCACTTTGTGGGTCACATCGTTTGCCTTGAGGTACTTCTCGGTGTCGATGTCCTCGGACTTGATCATCCGGATCTTGCGAGCCTCGTCGAGTTGACGCGCCCTCTGCTCAATCATGCTCACGTTAGACATTCGCGTACCTCATTGCTTCGTCGATTCGCTGGTAGGCCGTGAGCATGCGCTCGCGGGTCTCTTCGCTGATGGGTTTTCCGTTTCCGATGTCAAAGGCGACGATCTGCACCACCAGGGCTTCAAAGCCGATGATTCGCATCAGGTCGCTTGCGTAGAAGGCTGGCTTGATCGAAGGCTTACCCTCAACAGGATACTCCCTGCGCTTGCTGTCGGGCGGGAACAGGTCACCGATCTCCATGCCGACCGCCCCGACCACCGAGTGGACGTCACAGCCTGCAAAGCAGTGCAGCAACACCCTGCCGTCGTCGGCAGCCTTGATGGCCAGGGAAGGCCCCTTGTCGTCATGCGCCGGGCATCGGGCGGTCCATGAGCCGCTGCGGCCCTTGACCTTCTCGAGCCTTTGGAGCAGGTTCTCGACCGGGTTCATCGCTCCCTCGCTTTCAACATTGAGTCGGCGACGATGTATGCAAATGTCGCGGCCACATCGGCCAAATCTTGTGGTGATGCACCTTCAATTCCCGCTTCAACCGGTGTGGCCGTTGGGTTTGCCAACCAACCCTGCATCGCCTTAGCCGCGAAGTAATCGCGCAGGGTAATGCCCGGTTTACCGTAACCCGGAAACACTGGCCCGCCTGTGCTCATATCATCCTCCTGTTAATTGAAGCCGATTCGCTTTCGTCTTCCCACCGACGCTGGTTGATGTACGTCAGCGGCGCCGGCTCAAACCCCGACGTCCACTGCTCCGAAGCCTTCAGGCGGGTCACAGAGGCGATGATTCGATCAGCCAAGGGGTCTAGGCCCAGGCGGTTCCATTTGGCCTCACAGGCGCCCTTGCCGACCTTGCGCTTGCTGCTTGGCCATGCAGACCAGAAGTCGTTGAAACGAGTCGCTTGCGACGATATGTCTTTATTCTCTTTCTGTATCTGTATCTTCTTAGGGTTATCGTTCGGTTTCGATTCGCTAACCGATTCGGTTTTCTTCGGCCTGCCACCTCTCAGACCAAGGGATCGATTTGTTTCGACCCGCTGCTGGTACTTCTCGATTTCGGCATCGCATCGCACGTTCCGATAGCCCTCCGGGGTCTTGTCGAAGAACTCATTCAAAACCGACTCGGTTATGTCCAAGTCAAGTCGGATTCGACGAGACACAGCGTCGGTGTCCAGCGGGATCGGCTTTTCGCTCATGTAGTACAAATCCAGCAGGCGGCGGTAAGCCAAGTCCTCTGCATCGCTCAGATGCGTGGTGTGGGTGATGTAGTCACCAAGGTGGAATTTGTACCAAATCACTTTATCGCTCCAAAGACATCAGGTCGCAACTCCTTGCGCTTGACTTTGCCGTTTGTGTATCGCTCGATCTCCAAGCTCAACTCTGGACTGGGCAGGCGCTGACCGTTGACGATCAACGCCATCCACGTTCGGCTGATGCCCAACGCCTCGGCCATGTCGGTCTTGGCGCCGAGCTTCTTGGTTGCGAAATACTCTTGAAGTGTCATGCTGACTCCAGTGGTTGTTGTAACGCCATCATACAACCAAAAAAAAGTTTTGCAAGGGGGGTTGTATTGCTGCGTTAAAGTCGATACACTGCGGTTCCCCAAACAGCGAAGGAGTTGCGATGAACAGAGAAAAAGTGATCCCGTACACAACGAAGACTGGCTTGCAGATCGGCTGCATGTATCAGCCCCCAAAGCACTACCCAATGAGCAGGGACATGGAGCGCCTTCAAGCCTCTCTGCTGTGCCAGCAGCAGGTGCAAAAGCCGACCATCCTTGATCGACTCAAGGCCTACGTCAACGACATCGCAAGGGTTGACGCATGAGCGGCGAATACCACCAAGCCATGCTTGAAAGAATGCAGATGCTCGAGGAGGCCCTCGCAAGGGCTGAGGCGGGCGTTGCTACCAGTGAAGACTGGAAAACCATCCGCTTTGAATGCGGTCTACCATCAACCGGAGAGAAGAAATGAGTTTAGTAGCGAAAGACAGCGGCGGCGAGGGCAGCTTTACCCCAGTCCCCCCAGGCATGCATCTCGCACGGTGCTACCGCATCGTTGACCTGGGCACCCAGAAGTCCGAGTACCAGGGCGACGTCAAGCACCTGCACAAGGTGATGCTTCAGTTCGAGGTTCACGGCGAGGATGAGTCCGGCAAGCCCCTTGTCACAAGCAAGGGCGAGCCAATGACCATCTCGAAGAACTACACCCTTTCGTTGGGCGAGAAGGCGGCACTACGCAAAGACCTCCAGACTTGGCGCGGCCGTGACTTCACTGCGGAGGAGCTTCGGGGCTTTGAATTGAAGAACATCCTTGGCGCCTGGGCCATGCTCTCTGTTGCCAAGTCTGCCGGCAGCAACGGCAAGGAGTACACCAACATCATGTCGGTGAACCCGGTGATGGCTGCGGTCAAGAAGGCGGGCCTGCCTGAGCCGTTCAACAAGGCCGGACTGTTCTACATCGACAGCCCCGACATGGACATGTTCGATACCTTCAGCAAGAACCTGAAGGAAAAGATCCAATCCAGTCCTGAGTGGCAATCGAGGTCGGCATATGACGCAAAGCACAAACCAAGCTCTGGGTTTGACGATATGGCTGACGACATCCCCTTCTGACATGAAGGTGCCGAACGACGATTTGACCATCGACATGTTCGGTGGCAGGCCGTTTACCGGGCTGGAGATCGGTCACGCCATGGCCAAAGTGGCGGCCGATCACGCCGGGGAAAGCTGGAAGGAGGTGGCTTTTGAGTCCTTCCTCCAGTTCGCCCGCATGAACTTCGAGTTCACCACCGAGCAAGTGCGTGCAGCCAGCCTGCACGTTCCACCACCACCAGACAAAAGAGCCTGGGGGTTCATTGCGAAGAGAGCCTCGAAAGAGGGAGTTGTCAGCGCCGTAGGCCCGGTCAGGGCCGAAAGCAGAACCGTCCACGGGATGTATGTCACCCTGTGGAGATCAAACGTCAACAAATAGGAGAGCGACATGTTTATTTCCAAGAGCGAAAAAGAGCAACTGCAAAAGGACATCAAGAGCTTGGCCCAGATGGTTCAAGACATCAACGCCGAGGTGATCTACCTTCGCGCCCTGGTCAAGGCCGACAAGGCTCCGAAGGAGGCCAAGAAGGAGCGCAAGAAGGCGGTGTGGACGCCAGAGATGAAGGCCAAGCGCTCTGCCTACATGAAGGCATGGCACGAGAAAAACCGCCAGGAAAAGCTCGCAGCAGCATGAACGAACTCATCCCACTGATCACGGTGGGCTGGGTCGTACTGGCTTGGCTCACCCACGTTGTCACCTGCCTCAAGACAGCCTCATGGGGCTTCTTGATCGCAGGGGCAATCTTCTTCCCCGTCGGGTGCATTCATGGCACCGGCATCTGGTTTGGAGTGTTTTGATGAACGAAGAATCTCAGATCAAAAAGGTCAAAAAAGTGCCAGTCGTTGCGGTCAAAAAGCCGCCCAGGCTCATGCCCCAGGTCAACAAAAAGAAAACCGAGAACTTCGCCATTGGCGTGTCCCCGTCGCACTACTGGATGATCACGGCTCTTGCTGAAGGCAGGAAGTCGAACCGCATGGCTCTGCTTGAAGAGGTGATCGACTACTTCATCCAGAACAAACTCTCGGAGATCAAATGACCATCACCGCGAAGGAGCCTCGCGCCAGCGAGAGCAACCATTGGTACACCCGAGACGGTGCGCCGATGTACACGGTCGAGGCGGCCAAGGGCGGGCAGAGGAACACCACCCTGCGCGATGCCCGAAAGCTCAACCTTGTGCCGTCGGTCACCACCGTCCTGAACGTGGCCGCCAAGCCCGCCCTGATGCAGTGGCTGCAAAAGCAAGTCCTGCTGGCCGCCCTGACGCTCCCCAGGCGCCAGGATGAGCCGGAGGACGACTGGATCGAGCGCATCGTTGACGACAGCAAGCAGCAGGGCCGGGCGGCGGCCGATGCAGGCACCGACATCCATGCCTCAATCCAGGGCTTCTACGACGGCAATCCGGTCTTTAAGCACCATGAGCACGTCATGGGCTGCACGAAGGTCATCAACAACCACTTTGGGCTGCATGGATGGGTCGCAGAGCGCTCGTTTGCCCATGAGATGGGGTTTGGTGGCAAGTGCGACCTTTTCGCGCCTGCAAGGCCTGATTTCGACGGCATCGTGGCCGACATCAAGACCAAGGACTTTGACGACATCAAGAAGGTCGAAGGGTACGACGACCACCTGATGCAACTGTCGGCCTACCGGGTCGGCCTGGGCATCCCCAAGGCACGGTGTGCGAACGTCTTTGTCTCGCGCAGCGTACCTGGGCTGTCAGTCGTCAAGGAGTGGAGCGCAGAAGACCTTGACCGGGGCTGGCTGATGTTCTGCTCCCTGCTCAAGTTCTGGCAACTCAAAAATCAACACCAGTGAGGAAACAATGAACACCTGTCTCAGCGAAGAGTTGGTCAAGCAGATCTTTTTCTACTGCGACGAGAAGCGCAAGGACGCACTGATCGCCGACGACGTTGACATCGTGCAGTTCGCCCAGAAGCTCGAGGCGGTCATCAGGCCGATCATCGCAGCCGAAGAGCACCACCGCTGCGTCGAAATCGTCAGCCACATGAACCGTGAAGTGGCCAAGGGCCTCGCGTCCCAGCGGCCGTAAAAAACCCCCTCCCTCCACACGGAGGGAAGGGGAAGAATGCCGTGGGCAACTGCAAAGTCACGGCAATCCGAGCGGGAGAGACGCTCGAATCAAGGGGCCGCTTCAACAGGCTCAGGCTCGAGGCCAAGCTTCTGGCGGATGTAGTTTCTGAATTTGGGGTTGTACATGTATTCGTATGTGGCACCCGCCCCAACCGCTGCCGGAATAGTGACCAACTGGTGACGGCCAGGAAACATAGAGAGCGCACCAGTGGTGGCGCCTACGCCCTTCAGGCCAATTTTCGTCAAGTCCCTTTGATCTTCCGGCTTGCGCATCTCATGCAGAATTTCAGCCACATCAAGGCCAGCAGAGGCGCCAGCGAGAGGTGGGGAAATCATCCGCACCGCCTGACCCGTAGCATTTGCAAGCGGAGCCAATGGCCGCATCATCGACTTGAACCGATCAGTCACAGCATCCAGGCCAGACTTTGCCCTCTGCATCACGCTCGGTTCTGCGGGGGGAGGCCTGAGCATCAAATCGTCCGGAGTCGCCCCAGTCAATGTTGACGGGATAGACAGAGCCGGCGCAGGCCTACCGCCACCAATCTGACCCTCTGGCCCCCTTGGGCCAACTGGTGTTGGCGGAGGAACCTCTGACCTCGGATACAAAACGCCGGACGGCGATGATGTCATCCCAGGCTGCCTGGAGAAAAATTCAGGGGCATCCTGTGTAACGATGCCCATGTTTTTAAGAGCCTGGGCGTTGGCCCGTGCCTGCTTTTCAGCCGCAGACAGTTGAGATGTCTCGGTGTTGAACCCGGTCATCCTAGCCCTGCCGGTGGTTCCCAGATCACCAGTGGTGCCTTGTTGGATCCTGACCGCCTGCGGAGATGCCGGGGCCACGCCTGGGGCACTTGGGGCGGCGGGAGGAGTGGCACCAGATGCCTGCATTGCTGCCAGCCGTTCAGCAGCCTGCTGTTGCCTTAGAAGAGCGGTTTGAGCATTGGCCTCGTCACGGCGCACGCGAATGCGGGCAGACTCTTCGGCAGCAGCTCTTCTGGCGGCGGCGGCGTCTCGGTTTTCCAAGAACGCATTTGCGCCAGCAGTGGTCATGCCGAGGGCGGCCCCGGCACCACCATAAAGAAGCCTCTCTGACGGAGCGGCACCAGACTTGTCGGACCTTGCGGGCGGAGGAGGCCGCTTCGCAGGAGCAGGAACGAGCGTCAAACCGTCGTTGTTCTGACCCTGTGCTGGAGTTGACTCCAGAGACGGGCTTGGCGCCGCCTCAGACCCAGGCAAAGAGTTGTGGATGGATGTCAGACCAACCGCGTATTTTTGTGGGTCTGCCTCAAAATAAGACCCAGACTTTCCTTTGGCAAGCCCCTTTGTAAATGCGGAGATGTCATTGCCTGCGCCTACGGCGTTTGGAAACTGCCTCTTGATCATTGAGGAGTAATAAATCCCAAAGGTCTCAGGGTCAGCAAAGTTGGCGTAGTTCGCGGTGGTGCCAAGCTTGTTGTCCTTTGCAGGAGATCCGCCACCAGTGAAGTCTTTGATGCCGGCAATGTTGTTCTGGCCGGGGACGGCGCGGCCCCATCCGCTCTCAAGTGCCCACTGGCTCAAGAGAACATTGGGGCTGACACCAATTTCTTTTCCGACCTGCTCTGCAACGGGGCGGTATTTTTCAATGAACTCTTTGGATGAATCTTTGGCCATTTCATTCCCCTTGTTTTTTCCTGCGCCATCCACCAGCACCATTGTTCAAGGTTTGATCCCAAGTCAACCTTGGGTCAGGAGACTGCGGCGGAGTTCTTGGCCTTGAAGTTGAGGCGGCAGCAGGAGCGGCAGGAGCGGCAGGAGCGGCAGACGTTGCGTCAGGCCTCCGACCCATTTGGAACCGCCTCTCTCCCATCGCAATGGCCGCAAGATCTTCATCGTACTTGTCACGCATTCTTTGATATTGCTCGGACTCAAGGAATTCATCGGCGGTCATTCTGGAATCCTTGAATGCCCTGTTGGCCTGACGATCAAACTGCGCCCGTCTGGTCAACAAATCGGCCTTCATTTGAATGGCCTGCGGGGTGTCCTCTGTGGTGACAGAAGCATCTCCCATCAGCTCCTGCTCAAAGTTGGATACAGACCCCTTCATGTACTTTGACAGTTGCAAGCGCATCTGTGCAATGTTCATCAGAAGAACCCTGAACTTTGCCTGATCCTCCGGCCCCATGTCTGCATTGCGCATGACCTTTTCAATCGCAGGCACCCCAACCCTGTAATCTCTTGACCCGACGCCTTCTTTCACCAAAGTGGCAAGAGCAGAAGACACCTTTTCGTTGCTCAAGATGCCGACCATTTTTGATGCATTCGGATCCTCAGAGAACCTGCGAAGCATATTGGCCATCGTAATGCTATCGCCGGCATCACGCGACCTTTGATTGAAGTCCTTGCGGCTTTCAACCTCCATTTGAGTTTCTGCCTCCTGCAAGGCTTTCTCTCTTGCCTTTCTGGCCTCCGCCTCATCGACTGACAACATACCGGTAGGCGCTCCAGCCCTTGGCGCACCAGTTGCTGGAGTGGTCGGCCTTGCGGCAGCAGGTGCGCCAGGAACTGCGGGAGCGACAGCAGGTGCTGCTCCAGCCGGTTCCCTTTGGAAGCCCTTTATGTATGCCTCGGAGAGTTCGTAATACTCTTCAGCCATGCCTCTTCTGGCAAGGTCACTCAACTCTGCTGAAATATTGGCCGGCAGCTTGAATGTTTTTACTGTTCCGTCACGCAGATGAACCGGCACATCTTCAAACTTCCCGGTTGGCAACGTGTATGCCATGCCAGTACTGGTGTCAAGCATGAAGCCTTCTTTTGTCTGCTGCCTGCCCCTCTGGATGGTTTCCCACTCTTTGGCAATATCGGAGGGGCTCTTTCCTTCAAGCAGGCCCATAGCAGCGAATTGCTGACGGTTGACGCCAGGAACGCGAGGGGCGATTTGAATGCCCATCTGACGGCCAGGGGCGGCGGCCCGTGCAAGAGCGCCTTGTGCCGGCCTTGCGCCGGCCGCCGACTCGCCAGCGGTAGCAGCCGGCAAGGCCCCGGCAGGAGTCTGCGGTGCTGCGTCGGCAAACTCCCCCTCACCAGCAAGGAACCTGCGGGCCATCGCGTCCCTGGACTTCTGACGCTGAAGCTCTACGCCCCGGCCAGCAAGCTCAAGGCGCATCTGCGCGATGTCGCGCTCTTCTTTGGCCTCTGCCTCCTGTGCGGCGCCAATATTGCCGGCAACCCTACCCAACGACTCAAAAGTGTTGATGGAACCAGGAGCCAAAAAACCCTTGGCAGCAGCAAGCCAAACAGGATCGAAGAACCTGTTCTTGCGCTGATCAATGGACTCAGTCAGCTTTTTAAGAGCCTCCTGATACTCAAAATTTACCCTTGCTGATTCCGGATCTTCGCCGGGGGCGTAAACCGCAGTAGCTGCTTTTGTTGCCATATTCAAGCCCTCATTGCCTTTTCATCAATTACCGGTAAAGTAATCGTCCTCACCCAGGACATTGAGAAGGTTGCCGTATGAAGAAACAACATCTTCAGCAACAAGATCTGAGTAATTATTTTGCAAGCCAGAAATGAGTTTTTGGTAATCGTCGTAGACGCCAGCCGCAGTCAGGGCGTCGATTTCTCCCTGACCAATTGCTGCGCTTGATGCATCCGCAGGGTTGAACAAGCTGTTGATGATGCTTGAACCTTTGGTTCCCGTTTTGCTCAAGATGCCCAAAAGCTTACTTAGACCCTCGTTCTCCTTGCCGGTTTTTGCCCCGCCAATAAGAGAAAGAATGCCGGCGGTCTTGTCAAAATCCGACTGCTGGTAGTAGTCTCGAGTGCGAGGGCCGGTGAAGGTCTTCGTATCTGTTCCGGGCATCGTGTACCCGCGCAGCAAATCCGCTGCGCTCTTTGCATTCCTCATCGGAGCATCAAGGATGGCCTGCTCATAAGCCTGACGCTCTGCGCCCGCCTTGGTCAAAGCGCCTGCGCCCTCTACCCCAAGCTGCTGCTGCATTTTTGCGAGGTCGCCTTGCGTTTTTGCAGACAAATTCATAAGCTGCGCCTCGTCCAGAGCGCCCTTCAGAGCCTCGCTGTAGCCCTTGGAGAGCGCACCGTACTGCTGCCCCGTCAAGTTGGCCTGAGTGTCCGCCATGGACTGCCCAAGGGCATTGGCATAGCGCTGGCTTCCCAGGCCGCCCGTGCCAACAAAACCGGCCGTCATGGTCGGCATCAGGTTGCGTTCGACGTTCTGCTGGGACAGCCGCGCCATCTCGTTGACCACGTTCGTGGTGTATGGGTTCATCAGCGACTGGATGCGACCGGGAGTAATGCCTGCCGCTGCCCTGGAGGCGGTCTGCTGCGCTGCATCAAGGCCGGGCTTGTAGGCGTTGACCGCGCCTGGGAGGGCGTTGTACCCGAGCGTCTGCATCGGGTCATAACCAGCTACCGAGTCCTTGCCTTCGCGCCCAATCGCGGTTGACCCAGCCTTAGAAATATCATCAAGAAGGGTCTTGTAATCCGTCGAAGTCGGAGAGGTGGTGGAGGTCGTCGTCTCTGTGACGTTCGGCAGTGCGCCGCCTTGAAGGAATGACATTTTTATCCCCTTGCTTTCCGTGCAGGTTTCTTGAGGTAGTCCAGCGGCGACTTTTTGGCCGGGGGCGGAAGGTCTTCTGGCTTGGCCGAACGATGGTGCGCACGGATGGCATGCATCATTTCGTAGAGTTTATCGCTTCCGGCCTTGGTTGAGCCATTTCCAAGAGCAGCAACCACGTCCGCCGGGAACACAAATTCGCCGTCGGCAAGCATGGCCGGAATGTCGTCAGACTGGCCGTCGCCAGGGCCGGTCACGGCCGCACCAGAGCGGAAGTCCAGCCGCTGCTTGCCCGAGTGGTGAACCACATCCAAAGCGCCGCCGGAGTTCATGCCGTACCGGGTCGTGCCGCCAGCGGCCATCAAGGGGGTGGCCATGCCGCCTTGCTTGAAGCCCTGGTATGTGCCTGGGTTCAGGATATTGTCGATGCTCGACTCCTGGCCGTAGTTGAAGTAGCCGCCGCCGGTTGGGGCGGTGGGCTGGTCAAGCTGATCTGGCTGCATTGGCTGGTTCATGTT